GGCGGCCTTGTAGGCCGCCTTTGTCGTCAGGTCAGGCACGGGCCTCGGAGGCGCCCTTGGCGGGCCGCTTGGCGGCACGCTGCGACGGCGGAGCGCCGTCCGCGCCGATGCGCCGCATCTCTGCGTCGACGCCGGCGACACGCTCATCGTCGCCGGCGCGGACGTAGCCCTCACGTTCACGCATCAGCGCCTTCGCGTATGCCTGTCGTTCCTGGTCGGTCATGGTTCGGCGTCTCCCTCCTGTCGGGTCAGGGGCGCCGGAGCGCCCCCTTGGATTTGGCGGTCAGAAGGTCGGGGTCACCAGGCCGGTGCCCGAGATCTTCGTGATGGACGTCGGGTACCGCTTGGAGGCGAACGCCGAGTAGGCGAACACCCGCACGCGGACCTTCAGCTGGTCGCCGAGCGGCTGGTCGTGGACGTCGTAGCGCAGCGCCGACTCCATCAGCAGGCTCGACGGGGCGTGGACGACGTAGACCTCGTCCTCGTTGGTGGACGCCCCGTAGCCGGCGCCGATGTTGCCGTCCTCCACCACCGGCAGGCCGGCGATGGTGAACACGGCGCCGAGGTTCTGCGCGCCGACCTGGTTGACGTAGCCGCCCTGCGCGAACAGGGGGAACGTCGAGGACAGCTGCGAGGCGAGCCACGCCGCCCGACGCGGATGCATGAGGATGTGCGTGGCGCGCATCTTGCGTCCCGTGCGGACCTGCTGGATCGCGTCGTACAACTTCGGCGTCAGCTTCGCGGCGGTCGGGGCACCGTCGGTGAACGTCACCGTGTTGATGTTCGCGACGGCCCGGATACCGGTGTGCTGGTGGTTCGCTCCGGTGCCGGCGAGGACATAGACGTCGAGGGCGTTGTCGTACACGTCGGTGAGCTCGGCGGCGATCAGGCCGTCGAGGGCCGGGTCCGTGCGCTCCCACGCCTGCAGGGTCATGTCCTGGATCCCGCCGACGGTGTTGATCGGCACCGTGAGGGTGTCCGAGTCGATGTCGGTGTCCGAGAGCGCCTGCCCCTCGGGGTCCTGGGCGGCGACCGACGGCCCGGTCACCAGACGCGGGATCGTGACCGTCATACCCAGATCGGGGAGCGGCATCGTCGGGAAGATCGCCGCCGCCGGGCGGCCCTCACGCGGGATGTCGACGTAGAGGCTGCTCATCCAGATCGGCGGGATGAACCCGTCGGCGCCGGCGCCGGTGGTGACGTCGCGCAGCTCGGCGAGGCGGCCCTTCTGGCGGTAGGCGTCGACGGCTTCGTCGCGGTTGCGGTGCAGCCGCTCGATCGCTGCCGAGTCGCCGGCCCGGGCGGAGCGGATGTCGCGGAAGAACGAATGCGAGGCTCCGTCCTGCCGGTACGTCGGCTCGTTGCTCTTTACGCGGACCTCCGGGGAGGCGTCGCGCTGCTCGTCGGCGGCGGGCTGCTCGGGGGCGGGGAACGCCTCGCGGGCCTCTTCGATGCGCTCCAGGCGCTCACGTTCCGAGCGGGCTGCCTGGGCGGCCTCGTGGGCGTCCTCGAAGGCCTTCTGGCGTTCGTCCTGCTGCTCGGTGGTCGCGGCCTCCAGGGAGGCGAGCGCTGTGCGCAGCTGTTCGGCGGCGGCCTTCTCGGCGGCCTTGGCCTTTTCCAGCGGGTTCATCGGTGACCTCCTCGGGTCATGTCGAATACGGCCGTCCGGGCCCGCGCGATCGCGAGCGTCCGGGCGTGGGAGTCACCGCCCACATCGTGCGACGGATCCTGTGAGGCCTCCGGGCTGGCGCCCGCGGGGTCCTCGGTGGTGGCCCGTCCCCGGATGGGGACGCGACCGGACTCGATGGCGGCCTCCAGGAGGCCGCGGAGGCTGGCGTCGGTCTGCGGGTACGCCCCCTGGGCGACCACGGACACGTCGTAGAGGCCGGCGACCCGCTCGATGGTGCGGATCACCCGCTCGTCGTCGTCATCCTCATGCTCGATCGTCCACGAGTCGCGGCCGACGGTGAACGCGAACGACATCTGGTCGACGTCGCCGCGTTCCATCGCGCGGGCGAGGTCGGCGACGTAGGTGATCTGCGGGTCCAGGGACGCCCACACGCGCAGCCCCGTGTCGTCCTCGGAGAGCTCCAGGGTCTGGGAGGTTGTGCGCGCCATGACGCGGCCCATGTCGTGCTGGTGCACGAGATGCACGTCGGGGTCGTGCTCGAGCACGTCCCGGAACGCACCGGGGGTGATCCGCTCGCGGAACCCGCCGAGGTCGTGGGACAGCTGGTCGAACACCGCCGCGTGGCCCTGCAGGTGCAGGGAGCCGTCCCCGGAACCCGATTCGCGGATCTGCAGGCCGTCGACCGGGAAGACGGCACGGCGAATCACCGGCGCGGTGGCCGGCGTGGTGATGCTGGGCATCTGGGCCTCCTTAGGTGGCCGGTGGGGTGGGGTTCGGCGCGCCGCCGACGGGTGTCGCCTGCAGCGTGTCGCCGTCGGGATGCGGCGGCAGGCCGTTCTCGGCGCGGCCCTCGTTCGGCGTCATCAGGCCGACCTGCACCAGCTTGTGGGCGCGGTCCGCCATCGTCTGAATGTCGCCGAGCTGGAACTCGCCGGTGTCGAACCGCGGGTAGTAGCGCCGGTCGGGGAACAGGTCCCGGTCGGCGGCGAACGCCCGCGCGATGCGCTGGATGCGGCCACGGAGGGAGAACCGCAGGAACATGTTGGCGGTCATCTCCGTCGAGGTGAGACCGGCGTTGGAGTCCACGGCGGCATGCAGCAGCGCGGCGGGGTAGATGCGGAACTCGCGGGCGACGTCCCGCACGATCGCGTCGGCGAGCTCGGTGCCCTGCGAGTCCTTCATCGAGGTCTGCATCTGCTGGGCGGTCATGCCGCCCCACAGCATCCCCGGCAGGGACCGCTTGTCGGGGCCCTGGTGGCGTTGCATCCACGCCCTCAGCAGGTCGACGCGCTGCTCCTTGGTCGGCTGGCCGGGGTGGGTGAGGATCAACCCGGGGGTGGCGTCATTGGCGAAGTACCTGCCGCGGTAGGCCTCATAGTCCTGCGCGCCGCGGATCGACTCGCGATGCAGTTGCGTCGTGCCGATGCCCTCGGCGGCCGCCGGCACCGGCGCCCAGCCACGCACATGCACCACCCGGCTGGTGATGTCCTCCCGCTGGCCGCTCACCCACGCCCAGATCGTCACCGACTTGTCGCGATGCTCGATCACCGCGACGTAGTCCGGGTCGAGGACCTGCAGCGCCTGGACGCGACCGCGGGCGATGTGCTTGTAGACGAACGCGCCGCGGAACAGTTCGATGCTGGTGACGACGTCTTCCCACAGCTCGAACGATGAGAGCGACGTCGACGGGTCGGGGTCCTGGAACAGGTCGGCCTGCCAGGCATCCCACACCGGCTGGCGTTCGGTCGCGGATCCCGTGTAGACGCGCAGTGGGAACGTCGCGATGGTCTCCGACACGAGCCGCACCGCGCACGCCACCGCCGGGATCGCCGCCCCAAACGGCACACCCGCCATCCCGAGCGAACCGACCGATGACCGTGACGGGGCGAGCCCGGACCAGTCCGCCGCCCGGCGTTCCGCGGTGATCGCGGCGCGGCCCTCACGCGTCGCGAGGATCACCGCGACACCACCTGCCAGAAGGCGCAGCGCTCCCGCGGGACGACGACCATGCCGTCCAGCGACCGCGACGCCTCTGCGGATTCCCACACGCGGGCTGCGACGAGCCGCAGCTCACGGGCCCCCTTGTGCAGCAGGACGCCCTCGATGGACTGGTCGACGTCCACGAGATGGACCAGCACGGTCGGCTTGCCGAGCAGTGGCCAGATCATGCCGCGGCCTCCACGCGCGGCCGCTCCAGGCCGAGGGCGTCACGCATCCGGTAATAGCGCTGCGCCGAAGCCCTGCGTGTCGGGGGCCGCAGATGCGTGCGGTGCTCCATCGTGATGTCCGAGAGGTCAACGGCGTCGCACTGGTCGGCGCCCCACATGACCTCATCGAGGCCATCGCGCTCGGCGACATACACCCAGTGCTGGCCCTCCACCCGGATCGGTGCGGCGGCCGCGCGGAACAGGCGTCGCGCCCGCATGCTGCTGCGATGCTCCCGCCGGCTGTTTCCGTCATCGACGGCGGTGAGATCCTCGTAGGTGGTGTGCAGCACCGTCGCCGCGTCGTCGCACGTCGCGGCCAGCTGCGCCCGCACGGCGGCGGTGTCGCAGTCGGTGAGCATCTCGTCAGCGTCGATCACCAAGAACCAATCGACCTCCGGCTCCGCGACGAGTTGCCCCGCCGTGAACAGGAAGCTGCGCTTAGCGACCTCGTCGCCGTCCCACACGCCCGCCGGGACGTGGATCGTGCAGCCGACACCGGCGGCCTCGGCGGCCATCCGCACCGCCATCGACTGGTCCACGCCGCTGCTCGGCCGCCCGCCGGGATAGTGGCCGTAGGCGCCGTCCACACACACCACGTGGTCGCAGAGACGACCGGCCGACGCCACCGCCGCGGTCAGCCACGTCGGCGACTCATCGAACCACGACAACAAGCCGATCACTCGCACTGCCAGATCACCCCCATCGGGATCTCGCCGATCAGCAGGCGCGCCGCGGGATCACGGTCGGCCATCTGCCACCGCTCCTTCACGTGGTCGACGTAGCCGGAGCGGGCCGCGACCATCGGTATGCCGGCGTCACGCAGCCGCGCGGACAGGTGGAAGTCGCTCGACCAGCCGGCGCCCTCGGCGTTCGTGAAGCAGCCCAGCGGGTGGCGCAACCACCCGCTTCGATCCATGCCGGTCAGCGCCATCCCCATGAAGCCCGTGGGGACGACCTCGCCGGGATATGAGGCGACGTCGGCGGCGAGCCACCAGTCGTAGGCGTCCCCCACCGGAGTGTCGCCGCGGATCGCCCCGATGGTGATGTTCGCCTGCGGGTGGGTCCGGTCAAGGCGGCACCAGCCGGTCACCGCCGGATTGCCGGCGGCCAGGAGCGCCACCACGGCGTCGACAGCGTTCTGTGTGACGACGCAGTCGTCAGCGCACACCATCAGGTGCGTGTAGTCGGCGGCAGACCGGGCGATCTCGTTGAACTGGGCGCACGCCCCGGGCAGCGCCTCACCGGAGATGTAGGCGACATCGCAGGTGAGGGCCGCGAACGCGTCAACGCAGGCAGGGATGCGCCGCGGGTGCGTCACCACCAGGAGTGGCCTCATGGCGCTCTCCCGGCGGTCGCGGTCGCGTCACGCAGCGCCACCTCGGACGCCTCGGACGGGGCGCGCAGGTGGCGGATCGCGAGGTCGAGGACGTCCTCGAGCGCCCGCAGCCGGGCGAGGGTCGCGACGCCGACAGGGGCGGGCGCGTCAACACCATGCTCGGCGAGCATCTCCCGTAGGCCGAGGTTCGCCGCATGCGCATCACGCAGCCGGTGGTGCAGGTCCCGGTTGATGGCCTCCAGGCCCTCCAAGGCCGCCAGCATCCCGGCGTCCGCGGAGACCGGCGCGGTGGGGGCGAGGACCGCGGTCACGCCATCACCTCGTCATAGGACAGGAACTCGATGCCGGCATCCCCGGTGGCGTGCTTCGCGCGCCACACCGCGAGTGCCATCGCGATCACCGCGTCGATCGGCCGGGACTGCTTCCGCTTGCGGACCACCCAGCCGCGCTCATCCTCATAGCCCTGGCAGGCAGAGACGTGGGCGGTGATCGCCGGGTCGCCGCGGTGACGCAGCGTCCCATCGGCGACGGCGCGATAGAGCGCGGCGAGGGCATCCCGCATATGGGTGGACGACGGCTCCACCGCGACCAGGGCGGCCTCCGGCAGCCGCGCATCGAGGATGTCCGACGACCGGTCCAGATACCGCGGGTCGTAGGCCGCCTCAACTACCGAGAACTCACCGAAGCGGCTGATGATGAACTCCTCCACCGCGTCGAAGTCGATGCGGCCGCCCTCGTGCAGCTCGTGATGGGGAGCATCCCGCCGGCAGGCGAAAATGCGGGCGTCCACGTCGATGCGGCCATCTGCGTGCCGGTTTGCCCATGCCACCACCGTCGTGTCGTAGGTCCGCGAGCCGTCCATCCCCAGGCACACCATCGCCCCCGGCGCGATCCGTTCACCGTCGCCGCACGCCCGCCAGTCGTCCGGCGCGATGAACGTGTCCGACCCTGCGGCCCACACGCCGCCATGCAGCTGCAGGAATTCGGCATCCGACAGCTCCGGGGACTGCTGCTGCTGGCGCAGGTAGCCCGCGGTGATCCAGCTGGCGGGGTTCGCGCGTTTCACCGCGGTGAGATCCTGACGCTGCTCCTTCGCGGTGGCGCCCTCCACCGGCGCCGAGAAGTTGTAGACCAGCACGCGGGCGTCGAAGTTCCGGGAGATCGTCAGCGCGTCATGTGGCCGCTCAACCTCGCCGGCCCGCTCGTTCCCGTCGATCAGCCGACCGAGGATGCCCTCCTCGCGGGCCGCGGCCTCGCCGGCGGTGGAGATCACGAACGCCTGCGTGTTGTCGCGGGCGCCGCCACCCGACACCAGCGCCGCCCACGCCTTGTGCAGGCTCGGCGTCGTCCACGCATGCAACTCGTCGACGATCACCAGCGACGGGTTGAAGCCATGCAGGCGCCCCGGGTCGGACGCCATCCGCATGATCTTCCCGCCGCCGTCGGTGCGCGCCAGCTCGCCGATGTACTCGCGACGATGGAACCGCTCGGTGAGATACGGCGACCGGCGAACGAACGACACGACCCCGTCGAACAGGCGGCCCGCCTGCTTGTCACTGGATGCCGTCAGCAGCACCTCCGGCGCGCCATCCCACGTGTCGGCATGGTAGGCCGCATACGCGCCGAGCATCGTGGTCTTACCGTTCTTGCGCGGCAGGACGATCACCACCGTCTTCCAGAACGGGGCACCATCGGCGTCCACGGCCAGGGCCTCGCCCATGATGTCCAGCTGCCACGACTCCAGCACGAGCGGCAGGCCGGCGAACCTGTCGACCGACTGCTCGCAATGCTCGGCGAGCCACCACGCGCAGTGATCCACCGCCGATGCCGCCGCATACTCCGCCCACGCCGGGCGGACAGCCGCCACGGTCACGACACCACCGACAGGCGAGGAGGTTCAGCCGACGCGGCACGGTCAGGCGCCGAGCTCGCACCCTGCGGCCGGCCCGCGGGCTTCCCGGTGCGGATGCCCTTCGCGCCGGCGGCACCAGCAAACAGGCCAAGTGACGCCCGGATCTGGCGGGCTTCCGCGAGGGCGCCCCGCTCGACCGCCACCGCCGGATGCGTCGCCTCGCCGCCATGGACGCCCATCACCGTCAGGCCCTCACGGTCCAACACGTCACGCGCCTGCCGCGCCCGCGCCATGCACCCGGCGAGCGCCTCCATCCCGAACAGGTCACGCTCGGTCGGCTCACGGCCCAACGACCGGACCGCCGCCACCACCTCACGCCACGCCACCCGGCCCTCCGGCGACAAGCTCGACGGGGCCGTCAACCGGCGACGCTTCGCAGCAGCCATCAGCGGCGCCCCCGGCCGGAGGTAGGGAGGACTCCCCCACGTCGGGGAATCCGTCCGAAATCAGTTGGCAGGGTCTTGGCCCCCGCGTTGGTTAGGGCAGCCTCCCCCCCTTGGGTGCCACACGGGCTGTTTGTAGGGCAGGCGCCCCACACGGCCGGGATGGGGGTGGTGTGTGTGGGCGTGTTCACCCGCGTGCGCCCTTCCGACTGTTGCAGGCCCGGCAGAGGGTGCGGAGGTTGCTGGAATGGAGGGGGTGGCCGCCGCGGCTGATGGGCTGGATGTGGTCGGCGGTGAGGTCGGTGGTGGCGCCGCAGATGGTGCACCACGGCTGGCGGGTGATGGTGGCGGCACTGGCGGCCTGCCAGGCGGCGGTGGAGCGGAGGCGGCGTGCGGCGCTGCGTGGGCGTGGTGCGTCGGCCGGGACGCGGTTGCCGGTGTTGTCGAGGCGGTATTGAGGCATGGAACGGTGACGGCCCGCCGGGTGGGCGGGCCGTGTGAAGTGACAGTGAGCGCGGGGGTGCTGGGCGGTTTCGCTCCCGCTATTGGCGGGGGATCCTTAAGCCGTGAGGCTGCCGAGCTGCGAGCATGATAGCGGCGGTGGCGGACGTCAGTCCGGCTCCCGTGAGCTGGTGACGTCGTGGATCGAGCGCACGTCGTTGCCACTGATGAAGAGGCCCAGTTCGGCGTCACTGAAGCGCTCACGCCGGAGCGGCACGGCAATGATCTTCTGGACCTTGTCGTCGGGAACTGTGATGTCGATGGATGTTGCGTCATTGAAGGTAATGCGCAGATCTTTGGTCATACCGTCCTCCTCTGTCGGGTGTCGATCCTCGCATGGTGGGGGGCTGTTCCGCGGATGGCGCCGGCCTCCATGCCGATGACGGGGATGCGCGGAAGTTGTTCGCCGTGTGCCCTCACGTGCTTGCTGATGACGGGGCCGGCGACGGGTTCAGCTTCGAGGAGGGCGCGCGCCACCTGGGCCTGCCGTTCGCGTTCGGCGTTGATCCGTTCGATGCGTGTCCTGATGCGCGCCATGCAGTTCCTCCTCGATCAGTGCT